ATGGGCATGAGGAGTGAGACATGAGAAAGAGAGTAGACCCTGTTGCCAGAACAATGGCATTTAATCGTAGACAAACCTCAACACGTGTGGTACAAGACAAGCGTAAGAGTGATAAAGACAAGCAAGCAAAAGAGGAGATTAGAGATGCACGGCACGGCAAATATGATAAAGACCAAGGCTAGGCGACAGCCTAAAGATAAGCGGCAGAAGGTGCGTGTGCATCGTTATGTCCGTAAGGCCCAGCGTAATGTAAAGAAGTATTTACAAACAGTAGGAGTGAAGTGATGAATAAATACACAGATGACCAGATAGCCGATGCTTGCATGAAATGTGTAGATGATTGGGATATGAAGACATTATTGCAATTTGCATATGATGAAATGTATCACCACTATACAGAGGTGGCATCACCAGAGGGTTTGGATGCCTTTATGAAGGAGAATAATGATGAATAAGAAAACATATTCAGTACTCGTAATAGGTGCAGTGGAACGCAGGGTAATTGTATCAGGTGGGTCACTGGCAGAGGCAGAGGCTAATGCCTATTCGGAGTGGACAAACCTGACAGGTGGACACATTGGCACTGCTGAATGTATAGAGGCACATGAGTTAGAGGAGGATGACAATGGAAGAGTATGCTAATGCACTGGAACATTGGGCTAATTGTTTTAGAGATGGTACACTAGACGATGCCTATGCCAATGAGATTGCCTATCTGTTAGAGGATAAGGCATATGATATAAGAAAGGACTTAGAAAATGGACAGACAAGCACATAAACAACACATTCTTGCCTTATTTGAAGAGGTAAGACAACTGGAAGCACGTATGCAACCTACCGACACAGGACATATTGCAACCACAATCAATACCCTTATGGGTAGGATTGAGGAACTACTAACTGAACTTGTAGAGGAGAAGTAAAATGGCAGTTAGATCAATTAAAGCAAATGATCGCAAAAAACTATTGGATTTACACAATGACCTGCAGTATGTTATACAGCACCTAGATGAGTGTCGTGACTATGACGGGGCTTGTCAACGTAAACTAGACAATGCCGTGTGTATACTGCATAATATGTTTAAGTTTTCCCCAAAATTGGATGAAGAGGGAAGAAGAATGTATTACTCAAATTGGGTGTTTGCAGAGGATGTAAAAGATGATTGAAGCAGCACTTGTTTGCCTAGCACTCAACGTGTACCATGAGGCCCGTGACCAGCCCTTTATTGGGCAGGTTGCAGTAGCCCAAGTGGTTATGAACAGAGTGCGTGATGACAGGTATCCTGATACGCCATGTGACGTGGTGATGCAAGGCCCAACATACTCATGGGCTGAACATTATCCTGTCCGTCACCGTTGCCAATTTAGCTGGTACTGTGATGGCAAGTCAGATGCCACACCCGATCAGGGTGCATGGCAGATGGCAATAAAGATTGCTCATGGTGTATACTATGGCAACTTAGATGACTTTGTAGAGGGTGCTACTCACTACCATGCTGTCTATGTCCTGCCCGAATGGGCAGAGAGTAAAACACCTATTGTACAGATAGGAGAACACATCTTTTATAGATGGGATTAACACTTGACTTAAGCTGTGTATTGTTATATAACACAGTATCACTTGCCCTTATGGGCGTTAACCGTCCCAAGTTGGGACACTGAGAGGAGAATAAAAATGCCTTTAGATTTTACAGCAGAAGACCTTATCCCTGAAGAAATCAACTTCCCTGTGGAGTTTGAACCTACTAAGTTTGCAAAGTCCAAGTATGTTGTTAATGGCAACACAGGTGAGTACCTTGGCATTGTGGGTAATGGTTTTCCTAAAAACCCGCATGGTGCTTACTTTACTGATGTACATAACGGCATCTCTGAACACTTTGGGATGGAATTTTGCGATAGCATGAATATTAAGTTCAAGACCGCACGTAACAATGCGTGGGTTATGATGGACATGGTTATGCCTAATGTGCTACGCAAGATTGAGTCTGATAAGCATACCACTACGATTGCACCACGTTTGATTGCCTTACATGGAATTGACGGTAGCTGTTCCAATCAGGTGTACTTTGGCTCTATTGATTTCTTTTGCACAAATGGAATGATCACTGGTGACTTTGATCAGATCAAGCGAAAGAACTCGTCTAACTTTGTCTTGGAGCGTTTTATTAGAGAACTAAAAGACACTGTGTCTGACTTTAATGAATCAGCCACCAAGTATCAAAAGTGGGCAGAGCAACGACTGATGGCTTCTACAGTTAAAGATATGCTTGAGAGCATCATGCCAGAGCGTAAGTCTGAAAAGATGTTTAGCTTGTATAATCAAGAAGCCGCTACCCGTGGTCAGAACGTGTGGGCTTTGTACTCTGCTTTCACTAACTTCTCTAGCCATCAGAGTGAGAGAAACGGTTTCTCTTTGAGAAATACTGGCAATGACACACAGGCAGAGAGCATGTGGAAGCGTGACCAGGAAGTGGCAAAGTGGACTAGCACACCACAATTCCGTCAACTGGTGGCAGCATAACAATGCGTTATAAACTACAGGACGTGGTAGATGACTACTACAATTCATATGATTTCAACATCTTACGAGAGGATACTAAGAAACAGTATCAATATCATATTGGAGTCATGCTAGACACTGTAGTTGAGAGCAAAGCTATTCGGGATAGGTACTGCGACAAAGTGTCATCCCGAATGGCGAAGCTGTCATATAACCAATGGTGTGAGAGAGGCATTTCTTTTGCTAATCATGTGTTATCTGCCTCTCGCATACTGTTTAATCATGGTCTGCACATGGAAATGTTACTTATAAACCCATTTATATCAGTCAAGAAACGCTCTGTGAGCGTCCGTAGCACTGTCTGGAGTAGGGAGCAGGTACAATCCTTCCTAGACACGGCCTATGGCGATTTTAGCACCCGTAACGTGGGTATTATTGCACAGATGGCATATGAATGGTGTCAGAGGCTTGGTGATATGCGTATGTTGACATGGGATAGCTTAGATTTAGATGCTTGCAGGGTACATATCAGGCAATCTAAACGTAAGGCAGAGGTATTTTTGCCAATTGAGCAAGAATTAAATGAGATGTTGATTGAGCAGAAACAAGACTTTGGTTTTCAAGAGTATGTCGCACCTATGACAGAGCCTATTAGGGGTGTATATCATCCTTATACAATATACAGGCTACCCAAAGTAGCACGTAGGGTAATGAGGGATGCAGGACTACCTGAATCACTACGGCTATCTGATCTTAGGCGTACAGGCACTACTGAAATGGTTGAGGCTGGGGTATCTATGGGCAATATTATGTCGGTTACAGGACATGCTAACCCACAGTCAGTTAAGCCCTACATGAAAAATACTTTTGCCAGTGCAGATTTAGCCTTGACGACTCGTAAAAAACATGATATTTAAACATCGTGATTGCCAAACGGACCTATATATAATACATATATATGAGGAGAATAGTAATGAATATTAAAGGTTATGTAGAAGATTTAGATATACCTGTTGGCGAATCTCGTAGGATTAATTGTCCTGTTTGTAGTTCATATAAAACATTTACTGCTACAAATAATATGGGTAAGCTATTGTGGAATTGTTACAAGGCTTCTTGTAGTGTGAGTGGTAATACTCGTGCTAAAGTTACTGCTGATGATTTACGTAAGATGTATGGTGATCAGGAAGTGTCCCAAGTTGGGACATTTGAAATGCCAGAGTATGTGGTCAATCGTAGTGGTGGCTTGTACATGAACAGATGGTGTGCTAAGTGGGGCATTGATGGTGAAGCATTAGGTCTGATGTATGATGTAAGGGAAGACAGGGTTGTGTTTCCTGTTGTACATGAAGGCTTGGCTGTGGATGCTACAGGTCGTGCGCTAGGTAAAAGATTACCTAAATGGAAAAGATATGGAAATAGTGGCTTGCCATATGTGTCTGGTTGTGGTAAAGTCGCAGTTGTTGTTGAGGACTGTGTTAGTGCAGCCGTTGTTGGTGAGTACGGTTCTTTTGTCGGGGTTGCGATATTAGGCACGTCTTTGTCTGAATCGCATAAAAGGTATCTGGCACAGTTCTCAACAGCCGTTATGGCATTAGACCCCGATGCTCTACCAAAAACGCTACAGTTCAAAAAAGAGTTGAGTGGATACGTGAATGACGTTAAGGTGCTACGCCTTAATGATGATATTAAATACCGAAACCCCGATGACATGGAACGGCTTCTTGCCTTCCAAGATATATAGGAGAAAACCAAATGGAGTTATCAATACTAAGAAGTTTAATGGATAAGGAGTTCTACGACAATCATCGTGGAGCCAAGTGTCCTGATCGTCTGTTTGGTACAGACAATCGTAAGATCAAGAAAGCCATTGACAATGCAATGGACAAGTATGGTCGGTCTGTCGTGCCAGAGGAGATTGAGGCATTGTTCCTATCCGACAATCCCACTATGACCACAGCGCAGAAGCAATCTTTTCAGCATCTCTTTAGTCAGATAAAGAAGGAGCATCCACTTGGCAGTGACGTGGCACAGGAAGTATTATCTAAACTGTTTCAATCAGTGGTTGGTACAGACATTGCAGAGTTAGGGTTTGAATATGTAAATGGCACACAGGCTAGCCTAGAGTCATTGCGTAAACTGCTTGAGCAATATAATGATAATTTTTTACCTGATTTAAATGTGGAGTGGGATGACATGGATATTGACACATTACTTGCTAAGAATGATCTTGAGGCACGTTGGACATTTAACATACCAACACTGGGTCGTCAGGTTGAGGGCATCAATGCTGGTCACTTGATTGAGATTGGCGCACGTCCTAACACTGGCAAGACATCATTTCATGCCAGCCTTATTGCGTCACCACAGGGTCTAGCATCACAAGGTGCTAACTGTATTATCTTATGTAACGAAGAGGGTAGTCATCGTGTTGGCGCACGTTATTTGACTGCTGCAACTGGCATGACCATGAGGCAGATCAAGAACAATCCAGCCAAGGCACGTGACCTTTATTCTCCTGTCAAGGAGCGTATTAAGATCAAGGATGCTACAGGACGTGACATGTCGTGGGTAGAGTCTGTTTGCAAGACCTATAAGCCTGATGTAGTGCTTCTAGACATGGGAGATAAGTTTGCACGACAGGCTGGCTTTGCACGGCCTGACGAGGCTCTAAAGGCCAATGCCATCCATGCCCGTATGATTGCCAAGCAATACAACTGTGCTATGTTCTACATGTCACAGCTATCTGCAGAAGCAGAGGGCAAGGTGCTACTTAATCAGAGTATGATGGAGGGTAGTAGGACAGGTAAGGCTGCAGAGGCTGACCTTATGCTGCTTATTGCTAAGAACCCAATGAGGCAGGAGGATGACCCCAACATAGAAGACTTGCAGCGTCACATTAACGTGGTAAAGAACAAGCTGTCAGGTTGGCATGGGGTAGTCACCTGTGAGTTAGATTATCGTACAGGAAGGTATACAGCATGACCCAACTAGACTTCTTTACAGAGGAGATTGAAAAGGTATGCGAGGATGGGCTTGTTTGTATCAAGTGTGATATCAGACAGCCTGTTACTAACTTCCAACAGATGTCCTATACAAAAACAGGGGATGCAGAGATAAAAAGAACCTGCCGTTCCTGTCAATCAGGACACAGGAAGGTAATCGCTGATTTACGAAAACGTAATGTGTATCCACAAGAAGCTAGTTATAAATGTCCTATATGCCAACGTACTATTGATGAAGTAAATAAATATGGGCAGAAACTATTAGGAACGTGGGTGCTTGATCACTGCCATGAAACGAACACATTTCGTGGTTATATATGTAAACATTGTAATGACGGTCTTGGTGGGTTCAGGGATGACCTGATAACTGTTATCAACGCAGTTAAATACCTACAAGGTCATAAGGAGAAGATAAATGAAATTAACACTTGATGTAGAAAATACTACAGTTACCCGAAACGGTAAGCTGCACCTTGATCCGTTTGAACCAGAAAACTCATTAACTATGGTGGGTATGCTTAGTGATACAGGTAATAAAGCTATTGTCACATTTGATCATAGTGAAGAGCCAGCCACGGGATTTGGAAAAGAACTAGTGCAGGATTGGCTTGACAGCACTACTATCCTCATCATGCACAATGCAGCACACGACTTGCTGTGGCTATGGGAGTCTGGCTTTACATATGATGGACCTGTATTTGATACAATGCTTGGAGAGTATGTCCTGCAACGGGGGCAGAAGGAACCACTCTCTCTTGAAATGTGTGCTAATCGTTATGACTTGGATACAAAGAAACAAGACACACTAAAAGAATACTTCAAGAAAGGATATACAACGAGAGAGATACCATTTGATGAGTTGTCTGAATATCTAACGGCTGACTTGATTGCTACACAACAGTTATCTGACAAGTTGTATTATCGTCTTAATACACCAGAGGATTCGGGTCTTATGGAAACGGTGATACTCACAAACAAAGTTGCAGTGTGTCTTTCACGTATATATCAGCGTGGGTTTAAAGTTGATTTGTCTGCATTGGATAATGTGCGTCAAGAGTTTGAGAAGGAAAAGCGTCAACTTATTGACAGTCTACAGCGTCAAGTAACAGAGATAATGGGAGACACTCCTGTTAATCTAAACAGTCCAGAGCAATTGTCTCAAGTTATTTACAGCAGAAAGCCTATTGACAAATCTATGTGGCAGAACAACTTTGATAAGTACATGAGCAAGACATCCTATAAAGAGATGGTGTCAATGCATTCAGAGCCTGTCTACAAGACAAGGGCAAAGCAATGCCCTAATTGCTATGGTCGTGGCACATATTATAAGAAGAAGGTAGACGGTAGTAATTGGTCAAAGCCATCCAAGTGTCAGGATTGCAACGGTGTA